ATTTGAATCAGCAACAATTGCTTCATTTACAATGTCTTCAATTGCACTATCACATTCTGGATACAAAGCCATAGACCTGTATCTTCTGATAAGTTCGTTTTCGTTACGATAAACGCCCTCAATATCTACATACGAACCAAAAAACCCGCTACTGATATAACTCTCTTGCCCATCGTTTTTATTCGGTGGGACCGGAGATATTACACCAGGCGGGTTTTTCTCGTTATCTTCAATTGAGAATCCAAATAGTCTCGCCATTATTAGATAAAACTAGAAACTTCCGTTCTATCTATTTATCAGGCTAAAACTTACTGGATTGTTCCTACTTGATCATCAGATGATCCAGACTCTTCAGCTTCACCAATAGTGAAGTATTGAACAGCGAATGTTACCGTAAACTCTTCGATAGCGTCAGACTGATCATAACCTAAAGAGATCTCTGATACATTGGTAGGCCAGATATCATAGAACTTATAAGTTCTAAGAACAGATGATTCACCACCACTATTCTCGTCAGAAAATCTTTTTGAACCACGACCAAGTTGCTTAACATAAGCATTGGTCATGTAAGAAGTGGGGTTGGTAACACCAGTTGCATCATTCAGTTTAGAAAGTTTGTTCATCCAAGCTTCGAATGATGTTCTCAGACCGAAGTCCTCGTCATTGATGATAGTTACAGTCCAAGGATCGAAAGTTCTGTCTCCAGCGACTTTCAGAATTCTTCCTCTAAAAGCAACTGGAATTTCAGAAACATTAGATGCCGGAAGTACAGCTGCCTTACACAAGAAGGACATTTTGGTGTTTGATTCGTTCTCACCCTCACCCCAGAAATCCGAAGCGGCTCCGGGGAATGAAGGAAGAGTTACCTCAAACAAGTTATTACGGGCGCCACCGCCCGCTAACCTGGATTTGAAATTAGAAAGTGTTTTTGTTTGTGCCATTTTTAGGGTTCCTCTTTAATGTGTTAGTATCGATCAAACAGTACCAACAATTTCTTCAAACGCAACACCAGTTCTGGTGGCTACGAATGTAAGAGTGATGTAGTTGATTGACTTAGTGGGTTTCAGGTAAATGTCAGCTCTAAACTCATTGTTGTCAACGATGTCAGGAGTGTTATTTGTGTCATCACAAACAACTACAAAACCGTAAATGCCTCTCTTAGCCTCAACATCTCTCAAATAAGGTTCAACAATATTCACAAAGTTAGACCTTGTGATCGAATCGTTGAGTTGGAAGAGTTGTGCGTTAGCCGCTCCCTCAAGAGCTTGTTCAACTGTGAGGAACAGTCTTCTAACATTGATTCTATCAAAGGCTGAAGTGTATCCCAGAGCCGTTTTGTCACCGAACAGAAGAATACCAGATCCTCTCTGATTCACGATAGAGTTAATTCTAGCTCCATAAAGAACATCTCTTTGTCCTTTAGATGGATTATAAGTCAACTTGATAGCGTTATTCAGAACACCCCTAGTCAATCCAGCTGGTGAGAACCAAGGGAAAGATTCGATAGAAGTTCTAACCATCAAACCAGCAACATCTGGATTACATGGAATATAACGGAATTCGTTATTGAATCTATCGTAGGTGTACTTATAACCAGTATCAAATACAGCGTAAGAAGAAGAACTTAACGCTGAGTAGTATCTCAATATGTTATCAGTTTGTGTTGCCGAGTTGTTAACACTAACAACGTTGGCTCTATGTGGAGAAACAACAGCCATACAATCCTTTCTTCCCTCAGCTAGTGAGATGACTAGGTTTGCTTTGGCTTGTGAGTCAGACTCATTGTCGAGACCTGGACCCATGATGAGGTAATCAACTGCAATCTCATCTTTATTACTAAAGAGATTGTAAGAAGTGTTTAGTCCACCAAGTGTAGCGGCCATACCACCACCAGCTTGATAATCAACACCACCACTTAGTGAGTATGACTTATTACCAATAGAGGAGAAGTTAACTCCTTGTGCTTCTTGTCCCCAAAGACCGGAACCAATTGTGTTTGCCGTATACCCTGTTGAGAATCCGTTAGCTAGAGGTGAAGTACCGTTGAACCCATCAGTTGCCTGTGAGGTGTTATATCCAGCGTAGATATAATTAGAGTTCAGTGCGACAAAATCCTTATAGTAAGTTCTAGTAGGATTGTCTCCATCAGCTGTTGAGTCTTTTGCTTTAGAAAGACTTAGGAATTTTTCAAGAACACTTCCTTGAACTCCTGTTACTGAACCATCATCATCAATAACTACAACGTGAATAGCGTCGTTCTTTCCACTTCTCGAAGAAGAGAAGTTGTTATCAACAGGTTTGGGTGCTATAGACTTCCAAAAAACGGTAGAGTTAGTTAGACCAAGTGTTTGTTGATCATACCAATCAACTGCTGAAGCTGCGGTTGTTACAGAAGCATTACCGGTGTTAACACCAACGTTGTTTACAAATTTAATACCATCAGATGCTTCAAACGAACGAGCTCCGTTAGATTGTTGATAGTTCAGTTTGGTTTCTGTACCAGCGGAAGAAACCTGAGATACAACCTTAACAGCAATTGTTGAGTTTCCATTAACTGTGTCGGTAGAAACACCAGTGATGATACCTTTCAGGTAACCATTAAATGTTGTAGTTGTTCCTGCTCCAGGAATAACAACGTTAGAAAGTGCACTTGTTACACCGTATCCAACAATAGCTCCAGCCGCTAGAGGACTAGTAGTATTGATTCCAATTACTTGGTCAGCTGCGTTATCAATCGTACATACTTTAAGATTATCTGCCCATGAACCGGGATTCTTAGAAGCATATACGAAAGAATTATCGCTCAGATGATTTTCTTCATAGTCGTCGTAGTTGTCAATTTTAAGTGTGACACTAGCTTGTCCAACAGCAGCATTGGCGTTATTCAAAGAACCACCACCGGTTCTTACTACTTTCAGAATACCACCATAGCTCAGGAAAGAGCTCGCAGACATCCAATACTCATACTGTCTGTCAGTAGACATTGGCTTACCATATGTATTGATAAGCTGTTGCTCGGTCTCGATTGTAATCGCTTCATCGACAGGACCGATAGCAAAAGGTCCTGCAATTGCTCCGATGTTGTCGAGAACGTTCTCTGACCTTCCTACTGTTTGATCAACTTCCCTGATTAATACACCAGGAGATAATTGAGGAGTAGCCATTTGTTTCTCCTTAGTTCTCAGTTATACCTGAAAATATTTATGAAAACTAGGGATTTAGATGGGGAAACAATGGGTAAACAAGTCTACCAGTCAGGATATGACCAATCTGTAGATGTATTTCTCTTTCTTCTATTTTTTATAATTCTTTTTATAGAACAAGATTTACATTCATAAGAATATGAGGATGGGTTTATTCCTTTTCCTTTCTTATAAAATCCATCAATCAAGTTTTTCGTTATACCACAAGTTCTACATTTCCTATCTGTAAGAAATAGTGGACCTAGTGATAGTTGATCATCAATATTCATTACCAAGAATTCCACATATAATCCATACCACCACCTGTTGTCCCATACTCATCATTTTTAGCAACAGACCATCTATCACCCTCACTATCTACAAAGCTAGAAGAATCCAACCCATCATCGATAAAACCAAATGGAGCCATGTCCTGTTCGATTTGATTTTTTTGTTCGTCATACAATCTTTTACGAATGTCCTGATCTGTAAGTTCTTTAAAGTAGTCTTGAGCAACTAACCAAGCATAGATGACAAGACACATAGCCAAGTCATCATTACATCCTTCTTCTGCTTCAAAAGAATTAGATTTAGAAATGAAGGTTGTAAGTTCTGAGATTATATCATAGTCACAGAAGAGTAACTTATCTTCCTCAATCATTGTCTTGAGATTCAGTGATCCGACCTTCTTTACAGTCTTAGACATCTTAACACCCAATTGTGTCTTTTGTCCAGAGAAACCTTGTCCTACAATCTGACCTGCTCTACCTCTCATAGAACACATCAGTAGGTTCTGATACTCCAAATCATATTGGAGAATAGAAGCAACCTGATCACCAACATCATTTACTTCACATAGAATGAAAGCCTGATTGTAGTTTCTAGCCACCTCATAGATGACACTTGGAAATAACATTGGTTTAATAGTGTTGTCTCTATACTTAGCTACAACTTTATGAGGGAAAGTAGTTATGTCAACAACAACAAAAGCACTGTAGTCATTACCAACCCCACGTGCAACGTCAACAGTAATCGCG